TTACAGTTAATAACTTTGTTAATAATGTTTATAAAGTATCTATTTATCTATTAAAAATATGTTTAATTTTGTTCAAGGGGTTGTCGGAGGCATCCACTTAAAAGGTTCACGCTGCCTTTCCCCCTATTTTTTAATTAGCGTGGTTTAAATAGCGTAATATGATTACAAAAGATTATCTTAAAAAATTAGCAGGCTTAGGTTATAGCATAATACCTTGTGATGCTACAAAAAAGCCTCAAGAGTTAAAATGGACTGAGCAAATATGCAAGACTACAGATGATATTGATAAACTCAATGCACCTCTTTATGGGTGCAGAGCAGGTTTCAATGACATTGAATGTATTGATGTTGATCTCAAGGTGCTCCCATCCCTTCCAGATAGACAAAAATGGTGGGATGAGTATATATCATTCCTAAGAGATAATATCTCAGACTTTGATGAGAAGGTAGTCATTGCTAAAACAATGAAGGATGGCTATCATATCATCTATAAATGCACAGCTCATAGTGGTAATACTAAGATAGCCAAGCTTAAAGGAATGAAGGAGGCTATTATTGAATCAAGAGGCAGGGGTGGACAGTTTATCCTGTATGGTAACTTTTATGGATTGAATGAATATCATGATATTAAGTATATCACAGAGGAGGAGAGAGAGATTATTTGGTCTATTTCGAGAACTCACAACTATATTGAAGAGGTTAACCTGGATAAACCTACTAAAAAAGAATATAAGGTTAATGACAATGAGATAAGTCCCTGGGATGATTATAACAATCAAAGCAACACAATAGATCTTATATCAGATGAGTTTAATATTGTAAGAAACACTACTAAGAATTACATCATAAGACGGCATGGAGCTACTTCACCTCACTCAGGATATGTGTATAAAGATAGTGGATGTATGTATCTATTTAGCACAGGAACAAACTATCCTGCTGAGAAGTTATTAAGTCCATTTGCTATCTATGCTCATAAGTATCACTTTGGTAGCTTTAAAGAGGCTGCAAATGACTTATATCACAAAGGCTATGGAACTCGAAGAGTGCCAAAAATTGATATAGATGATAGACCTACAGTTGACCTTGATAAGTTGACATTTCCTATTGATATATTTCCTGAGAATATTCAACTTTACATCCTTGAGAGTGCTAAAACATTAGGTCTATCTATTGATTACATGGGTAGCTCATTCCTTTGGCTATTATCAGTGATAGTTGGTAACTCATTGAAGCTCGAAGTTAAGACAGGATGGGTTGAGAATGCAACAGTTTGGATCTCATTAGTAGGTAAAGCAGGGATAGGTAAGACTCCAAGCATTAACCAAATGATAAGACCATTGGAGGTGATTAATAATACTCACATAAGACGTTATATCAAGGAATATTCTAAGTGGGTAGAGTATGATAAAAAAGATAAAAAGGATAAGGAGCACTCAGAGGAGGTAAAAAAGCCTAAAAAGACTCAATTTATAGTGAATGACATTACACTTGAGGCATTAGTTGACTTGCATGAAGAAAATAAGAATGCAGTTGGAGTGTTTAAAGATGAGCTTGCAGGATGGTTTAAAGACATGAACAAATATAGGGCAGGTTCTGATCTTGAGTTTTGGTTATCCTGTTGGAGTGGTAAGGCTGTGAGCATGAATAGAAAAACAGCCAAGAGTTCATTTGTTGACAAACCACATATACCTGTTTTGGGTGGCATACAGCCAAGTATTTTTGATCAATTTAATACAGAAGAAAACAAAGAGAATGGATTTACAGACAGGATGTTGATTTCATTTCCAGATTTATATGTTGATCAGTACAGTGAGAATGAATTGGATGATAGGATTGTACTGTGGTATGATGAATACATTGTGAAATTCTTTGACAAAGTAAAAAGAGAGTGGGTTAACTTTAACCAGGATGATGATATTCAACCTATCAAGGCAATACTTTCACCAAATGCTAAAAAGGAATGGATTAGGATATTCAATAAGATTACTGAGATGCAGAACAGTGATGCTGAAAATGAGTACATGAAGTCAATGCTCCCAAAACAAAAGAGTTATATTCCAAGATTTGCATTATTGATTAACGCAATTTGGAGTTATGATGTTGAGGTTAATGATGGATCTTACAGCATGGTTGGTCCAGATGCAATGTTGAAAGCTGAAAAACTATCTGACTATTTTATCAATATGAGTAAAAAAGTTAAGATTGAGGCACAGGATAAAAATGACATGAAAACAATAATGCAGAGTGATAATAGTAAGAATAAATTTGATAAGTTCAAATCATTGTACAAAGCAAATAAAGAAATGAATAGGACACAGGTTGCAGAGTTAATGAATGTGTCAAGAGTTACGTTAAATAAATGGATTAATAAGATAGATAATGAAACGAATTAACAAAGACAAACTCAATGCTCTAATGATGGAGCAGTTGAAACTTAAGTACCCAAACATGCCAGAGGCATACATCCCTAAGACTGATTGGACAGATAACTCTGCTAATGCCTTGACAAAGTGTGTCATTGCATGGATACAGTTCATGGGCGGTCAAGCTGAGCGAATATCATCTCAAGGTCAGTACAGGGAAGGAGCTAAGATACCTGTTGGCTCTGGCATCATGGCACACACAAAACAGTTACCGGGCAAATGGACACCCGGACAGTCAACCAAAGGAACAGCAGATATTTCTGCAACAATCAGAGGGCGGTCAGTTAAGATTGAGATAAAATATGGAAAAGACAGACAGTCAGATGTTCAAAAGGAATATCAAGCCTCCATTGAAAGGGCAGGCGGTGTGTATATCATTGTGAGAACATTTGATGAGTTTGTTGAGTGGTATGAACAATTTACATTAGGGATATGAGAATCAAACTAAAAATGCCAAAGTTTAAGGTCAAGCTTAAGCATCTGAGAAAAAAGTACAAATGTGCTGTTAAGGGTATAAATAACGAACTAACAGATAATTGTTAATAACTTTATTTTGTACTTATGCAATCTTTTATTAACTTTGATGCAATAAATAAAAACAGTATGGAAAAAGAAATCAAAACAGCGACTGAGAAAATCAAGGAGCTGAATGAGTTAAGTAATACACTCACTCTACATCAAAAACTACACAGAGCTAAGTTAGCAATCGGTAAGGTTACTAAGAATGCTAACAACCCCCACTTCAAGAAGTCTTATGCTGACTTGAATGCAATCATTGAGGCAGTTGAGCCTATTCTACTTGAGAATGGACTGTTACTCCTGCAACCTATTCAAGGCAACAGCGTGTGTACTCAGATTATTGATATTGACTCAGGCATGAGCATTGAGTCTTGTATGGAACTACCAGCAGGAATGAACCCACAACAGCAAGGTAGTGCCATAACTTACTACAGACGTTACACCCTACAGTCAACTCTATCATTACAGGCAGTAGATGACGATGGTGGAGCTGCAAGTAAGTCAACACCAACCAAACCACCTATCAGTGATGAGAGACTTACAGATGCACTTACTGCTATTGAGAAGGGCACTTACTCACTTGAGAAGTTAAAGGATCAGTTCTCACTTACTAAAGAACAGGAGGCAAAACTATGATAGAAACTACAACCATATACGCACAACAGTTAGTTGATAGCCATATAACTTTATTTAAGCACTACGATGCAAATCCAAAATTAAACATTGGATTGAATGAGTATTTTAAACAATGTGCAATTTTCACAGTAGATGAGATGCTTCAAGAGTTAAAACGTATTAGGATAAATTTATCACCAGGTTCTTATGTATCTTATAAAGATTATCAACGTGACCTTGACGGCATTCAACATGATGCTATATCAAAACTTTTATTCTTAGATCAAGTTAAAAAAGAAATAGAAAAACTATGAAGTGGAGAGCATCACAACTGGGCAACCTAATGACCAACTCAAGGAGTAAGTCAGAGGTACTATCTGAGACAACTAAGTCTGAGATACGTAAGATAGCTAAGCAGGACTTCTATGGCTACACCACAGAGATCAAGACTAAGCCAATGATGAAGGGTACTGACTGGGAGCAGGAAGGCATTGACCTACTGAACTCAGTTAGGTTTACTCAGTACACTAAGAACGAGCTCAGACTCTCTAATGAGTACATGACAGGCTGTTGTGACATCATAACAGATGACAGCATCATTGACATCAAGTCATCATGGTCCTTAGAGACGTTCCCAGCTACACCATCAGAAGGTGATGCAAGTGGGTATGAGTGGCAAGGTAGAGCCTATATGTGGCTATATGACAAGCCAGCCTTTGAGTTAGTCTACACCATGTACACTACACCCGATGAGCTATTGACTGAGTGGGATAACCTGTCTATCCATAGAGTTGACCACATTGACCCAGCTAAACGTATCACAGTAGTGAGATATGAGAGAGACCAGGCACTTGAGGAGCAGATTAAGGAACGGTTGATTCACTGCTTAGAGTATTATTCACAGTATATTAA